AAGAATAATGAGCCCTGTTTCGCGTGATCCTAAGTTTACGAAAGACCAAAGTAAATCTCCCCAAAATAGTTTTGGTGTTTCTAGTGATAAGCAAGATAGAGGTTTGCCTCGTTCAGGAGATTTTGAAGATAAAAGTAAAGAGTTTCTAAGAAGAAGTACTCCATCAAAAGATTTAAAAGAAGAAACCGAAGAGTTAGACGAAGCTCGCATTAAACTTGTCAAGGCCCGCGTTCGTGGCGGTAAAGTTGAACGCCGCAAGAAAGTTTCAAACGTACCAGGAATGACTATTCGTGGTGGCCAGTTAAAGCGTATGTCTGCTGCTGAACGCCGCCGTAGAAAGATGGGCGCAAGAAAAGCTAAAATGAAGCGTAAAGCTAAAATGACAAGATCACTAATGAAGCGTAAGCGTTCACTACAAAAAAGAAAATCACTAGGATTGTAAGATGAAACTCATCACAGAAGAAGTTGTAGAAGTAAGGTATCTTGTAGAAGAAGTGAACGGTAAAAAGTCTCACTTCATCGAAGGCATCTTCATGCAAGCTGAAAAGCAAAACAGAAATGGTCGTGTGTATCCACGACACGTACTATCAAAAGAAGTGGAAAGATACAACAAAGACTATGTAACAAAGAATCGTGCATTTGGAGAACTGGGACATCCAGATTCTCCAACGATTAATCTAGATCGTGTATCACACATGATCACAAGCTTAAGACCAGAAGGGAATAACTTTATTGGTAAAGCTAAAATCTTAGATACTCCAAATGGCCAAATCGTGAAAAGTTTGTTAGATGGCGGAGCAAGTCTAGGTGTGTCAACAAGAGGCGTAGGGTCTCTTAAGCCAGCCAACGGCTTTCAACTTGTTCAGGACGATTTTCATCTTGCTACAGCGGCAGATATCGTTGCTGATCCTTCAGCTCCTGACGCATTCGTTCAGGGTATAATGGAAAATGCGGAATGGATTCTAACTAATCAAGGTTGGAAAGCAGTACATCAAGAGCGTGCTAGAAAGCTTCTCAAAGAAGCATCAAGAAACGAGATCGAAGATGTTGCTTTGAAAATCTTTAAGAACTATCTATTAAAACTTTGAAATTATAAATAAAAGAAATAAAGGAGTAATCTAATATGGCAAAGTCATTAACTGAAGCAGCGAGAGCGGTCCTTATGAAGGAAGAAACTGCTTTAGCTGGAACACTAAAGCCAGGATCAGGATATACAGATCCAACACAGACACTTGGTTCTGCTACAAAGCTTGCTGATCCAGTTGTTCAGCCAAATGGTGCTGACGGCGGCAATCTTGGTGCTGCTGCTTCTGCTGGTGTTGGTAAGGACAAGTCTGCACCAACTAACGGTGCAAAGCCACCTGAGCCAATGAAGAAGCAGACAGAAATTATGGAAGAAGAAAAAGATGAAGATGATGAAGATGAGAAGAAGGAGCACATGAAGGAAGAAGAAGTTGTTTCTGAAGAGGACGACATTGAACTTTCAGAAGAGCTAGAAGCTTTCATCGACGCTATGATTGCTGAAGGTGCAACTGAGGAAGAAATTGCTCAGGCCATTGAAGAGAACTTTGAATTGGTAACAGAAGAATCAGAAGCAGAAGATGTAATGGAAAATTACGAAGTAGACATGTCCGAGCATGTTGACGCTCTTCTAGCTGGCGAAGAACTGTCAGAAGAATTCAAGGAAAAGGCCAAGACAATCTTCGAAGCCGCTGTAAAGCAGAAGGTTGCAGAGGAAATTGCCGTTCTTGAAGAAGCATTTGCTGCTACACTAGAAGAAGAAGTATCACGCATCAATGAAGAGCTATCTTCAAATGTAGATGATTACCTAAACTACGTTGTTGAGCAGTGGACAGCAGAGAATGAAGTTGCTATCGAAGCAAGTCTTCGTTCTGAGCTAACAGAAGAGTTTATTTCTGGTCTACGTAACCTATTTGCTGAACACTACATTGATATTCCAGAAGATAAGGTATCAGTTGTAGAAGAAATGGGCAACAAGGTTGCAGAGCTAGAAGAAAAGCTTAACGAAGAAATTGAGCGTAATGTTGCTCTAAGCAAGATGCTCAATGAGTCAAAGACTAATGAGATTCTATTTAATGCTTGTGATGGATTGACAGATACACAGGCAGAGAAGTTGAAGTCTCTTGCTGAAGGAATTGAGTATTCTGACGTTAACGAATACGCTCAGAAGATTTCAGTTCTAAAGGAAAATTATTTCTCTACAGCAGTTAAGACCGATAACGTTCTAGATTCCGTTGACACATCATCTGATGGTAAGTCAATGATTTCTGAAGAACTAAACGGCCCAATGGCTGCATATGTAAGAACTCTTGGCAGAACACTACCAAGATAACAGAATTAATAAATAAATAAAGTAAGACTTTAAAGGAGATTACAAAAATGTATCTTACAGAACATCTAGAAAAGAAGTGGGCGCCAGTCCTTGACCATGAGGGTGCCGGTGCGATTAAGGATTCTTATCGCCGTGCTGTTACTGCTTTGGTTCTTGAGAACCAAGAGAAGGCAATGGCAGAAGAAGGCCGCGTGCTAAACGAGTCTATCACAAACGCTGCTGGCACAGGCGGTTTCTCTGGCTCCGCATCTGCTGCTGGTCCAGTTGCTGGTTACGACCCAATCCTAATCAGCTTGGTTCGCCGCGCTCTTCCAAACTTAATGGCTTATGATATCGCTGGCGTTCAGCCAATGACAGGCCCAACAGGTTTGATCTTCGCTATGCGTTCACGCCGCGGTTCAGATCGCACAGCAAACGAAACATTCTTCGATGAAGTTCTATCAGATTTTTCTGCACAGAACTCAAACGCAGCAGCAGGTGGTGCAGGAACACTATCTGGTGTTGGTTCACACGTTGGTAATAACCCAGTTGCTAATACAGCTAACAACAATGCTTACACAACCGGTCGCGGTATGACAACTGCTCAGGCCGAAGCTCTTGGCGATTCAGGCAACAATGCCTTCGCTGAAATGAACTTCAGCATTGAGAAGGTAACTGTAACTGCTCGTAGCCGTGCGCTAAAGGCAGAGTACACAATGGAACTCGCTCAGGATCTTAAGGCTGTTCACGGTCTTGATGCTGAGACTGAGCTTGCAAACATTCTTTCAACAGAAATTCTCGCTGAAATCAACCGCGAAGTTGTAAGAACTGTTTACCGCTCAGCCGTTGTTGGTGCTGCTTACGGTGTAACTACACCAGGTACATTCGACCTAGATACAGACTCAAACGGCCGTTGGTCAGTTGAAAAGTTCAAGGGTCTTGTATTCCAGATTGAGCGTGAATGCAATGCTATCGCCAAGGCAACAAGACGTGGTAAGGGTAACATCCTTATCGTTTCTTCCGACGTTGCTTCTGCTCTAGCTATGGCTGGCGTTCTCGACTACACACCTGCTCTTAACGTTAACCTAACAGTTGACGATACAGGCAACACATTCGCTGGTACAATGCACGGCCGTGTAAAGGTCTACATCGACCCATACTTCGGTGGTTCATCAAACGGCGACGAACTTGTAACCGTTGGTTATAAGGGTACTTCACCATATGACGCTGGTCTATTCTACTGCCCATACGTACCTCTACAGATGGTACGTGCTATCGGCCAGGATACATTCCAGCCAAAGATTGGCTTCAAGACACGTTACGGAATGGTAGCCAACCCATTCGCTAAGGGTCTTAACGCTATCTCTGAGGGAGACCTCAACAACACAATTGAAGGTACAGTACGTTCAAACGTTTACTATCGTATCTTCCGCGTTCGCAATCTTACCTAATAATAATAAGACTGAACGAATCAAACTGGGCGGTGGCAACACCGCCCTTTTTTTATATAAATAAGTCTAGAGGTATCCAATGACAACAGAATCATTCATCACTAGAACACCAGAAAATACTAGTTTGCTTCAAGCAACAAAGTACACATTCACTGTGCCTAATTTGCCTTTTGCAAAATACTTCTGTCAGTCAGTTGTTATGCCTGGAGTATCAACTGGAGCTGTTGCAGTTTCTATTCCGTTTTCTAACACTTATCGTCACGGCGTAAAGTTAACATATGACGAGATGAGAATAACATTTATCGTTGATGAAGACTTGCGTGTATGGGAAGAAACATATAATTGGCTTCGTAGTGTGGCCTTTCCTACTACGTTTAAAGAATATGCCAAGTATAGAAATGCAGATAATCCGATTTACTTCGACGGCATTCTAACTATCAATACAAACGCAAACTTACCTAATGTAAGATTCAAATTTAAAGATTGTCATCCTGTCAATCTAAGCGGTATCACATTCAACACCGCTGACTCCGCAGATAACACTATCACCGCAGAACTCGGTATTCGTTACGATTATTTTGAGATTGAACGTCTATAAGACTTGACATACGGAATTTTTTCGTATATACTTACAATCATTTTTTGTAATGGAGATGTAATGAAGCCGCCAGTAAACATTGAACTACTCATGGAAGAGTGGGTCAAAGACGCAGCATACGACGAAACAGAACCGCAGAAGGCTATGGCAAATATACCGAAGCTTCATGCGAAGTATTTGCGTATTATGACTCATCACAATCTCATAGTCAAGAAGCTTTTATCTGAGTATAACTCCCGCAGAAAGATCAAGTGGGAATACTATAACGGCGATCTGAACAATCCAGAAGACCTTGAGAGATATGGCCTAGAACCTATGCTCAAGAAAGTCCTTCGTGCTGACCTTCAACATTATCTAGATT